TTGTACGGCGGTCGGCTTTGAAAATTTCAAGAGTATATTCTTTTAAGCTAGACATTTTTATTCCTTAAGCACGTTTGAAACCGAGGTCATAATTCATCATCAACATTTTAGCAATATTGATATATTGGCGAGCAGCATTTTTATTGTCATGCTCTAACATTTCTTGAGCATCCGACAAATAAGAAGCAATCACCATGCCAGGGCCAGAAAATTTGAATGTCATGGAAGATTCCACAGATTCAATAATTTTCGCTTCTGGTGAACCATAAGCCTGCAATTCCCAATTCAATCTATCTTTCATTTTTAACTCGCTTTCTCAATCTATGGATCCATTGTAACCGATAAGTGCCGAATTGTCAAGCGTTTGGCTGTTGTATTTTAGCAACAACTGCCTCAACGTGTTTACACTTGCCACGAAACTGAAAACCAGTGCAGGTGCATGAAAAAGTATTACTTTTTTCTTTTAGAGTAACAAAGTACTCTTTTTCTTTGGAATTGATTTTAAACGTACGGACGCCAGCTTCTGGCGGCTTGGCCACAATTAGCTTTTTGAGGCCAACGTGAGAATCACGGACAAAGGTGCGATACCGTTTGCTGATTTTTATTTGTGTTTTGGAAATGACGATTTCATCGGAACCGAATTTTGCGTAAGCAACCAGTTTATCGCCATCGAGCAGGTACGTATGATTTGGCACGGCAGAGTCCGTGTTCCATACTGTAGTTTCTTTGAGAATTTCTAACATGGTGCCATCCTAACATGGTGACACCGAATTGTCAAGGCATTAATGGAGAGTGTTGTTTTTTTGCAACACTCTCCGCCAAGTTAGTGGTTACTAACCTTTGAGCAAGGTTTGCGTGGGAATTGTATCTTCACGCATGTCCTCTTCCATTTCAGACATTTTTAATTTTAAGAGCTTGTTCTCAAGCTCAAGATTTTGATTTTTGGATTCAGCTATCTCTTTTTCGAGACTAGCAATTTCAATTTTCAATTTGTCTCTAAACGACATAATCTTTTTCCTGTCTCAATAGTCGATAAACAGATTTATCTTTTTTCTTTGGTTTATTTTTTAAGTTCACAAGATTGTAATCATCATCTTGCCGAAACTTAGTCTTCTGAGGTTTCAAAACCTTCTTACCACCAGCTTGCATTTTAGTTCTCACTACACCTTATAGGATATGGTCAGCTACACCTAGTTTTACTACTTCTTCTACCGACAACCAAACATCACTAGGCGGAAGAAGTTTGGTCTTAATAACTCTAGGAGATAAACCTGTACATTCTTTTAACAGGTCGACCATGCGAGAGTTAATATTCTCACTTTCACGCATCATAGCTTTAATGTCGTGGAACTTTCCTTCAACATCTTCGCTAAATTGGTGACAAAGAATACTTGCATTTTTTGCAATGTACCGGTGGCCATTCGTGCCTGCGGCAAAAATCATAAAGGCTGCACTCATAACATTACCAATGCCTATTGTTCGAACAGGATAATTTGATGTACGCATAACATCAATCAAAGCAAAAGCATCAGTCAAACTTCCGCCCATTGAATTGATATAAAGCGTCAACACTTTATCTTTCGTTGTATCTAGGTTTTCATAGAGTATCCAACGAATAGCAGCGTCCATAGTCATTTCATCAATCACACCCGTAATCATATGAATGTGATTTTTCAATAGACCTAGGTCTATAATGTCCGTAGCGCTCAACGCTAAATCTTCATTAATTTTTGCCATGTTTTATTCTCATTCAATTATAGAAATGCCAGGTCCAATATCGACCAATTTGTTTTTTGTCCAAGGATAACCATCAGGATATTTCTCCTTCATCATGGCGTTTCCTTTTTCAAAGAATTCTTTTGTAACGGATTTTGGATTTCCATCCAAGCGATAATTCATCGTGTATGAGTTGGTACATTCATACTTAGTAAAATTTTGTTTTAGAGCGCCAAAGAACTGCCTATCGGCGCCCCATTGGCCGTACCAAGCATGGCCAATGCGAACAGCAATATCACGCCGTATTCCAAAACTTGATGTATCAATATGGAATACTTCATTACTGAAATATACAGGCCATTTCCCAAGAGATTCGCAATTGTCTTCACAGATTAAGTTTCCTTCATTATCATAAATTTTTCGGAGTGAATAAACCCAATCGTTTCCTTTTTGGATCTTTTCCACTATCTTTTCAACGTGGCAAGGTTCATACCAGTTGTCTTCATCTAGGTAACAGATTATATCTGCATTAACAAGAAAACTACAGGCAGCATACACACGATGGCCATACCAGCCTTTGCCAACATTTTCCTCTAAAGCAATTCTACGTACCTTAGTAGCACCCTCTAGTTGGGGTTGCACTTTGTTTAAATGTTCTGCACCATCGGCAAAAACATAGTGTGTTATATCTTTGTAGGTCTGAGCATCTACACTAGCAATTGCTCTTGATAAATGTTCCGAACCGATTGTTGGTGTGACTACTGCAACTTTCATACAAGTCCAGGAAATGCTTCATTAACAAGATTAGGAGTAAGATATTTAATACCTAAATCACGTTTAATTAATTTGACCAACAATGATGCTTCGGATTCGTGTAACGATTCTAGCAATGATGTAAGCAAACTTTCTTGTTTCTTACCTGTCAGACCTTCTGGTCGTGCTGGATGATTCTTAATGAATCGGTACAGTTTTGACATTTCAGAATCAAGATAAGCAAAATTCATTCCAGCAGGTTCAATAGCTGGTCGATATTTTGGAATAGTCACATCAAACTCAATGCCTGGAAGAAAGGCCGCTTGAAGGAAAGAACGAAATCGTGGATGGTCATACTTGCGTAGGACAGCAACACGTTCCGCCTTATTGGTGCATTTATCAAATTCTTCAAAGATTTCAGAATATAGTTTTTCGGCGCTCATAGTTTTCTCATTTAAAATTCATGTGCCACTTCGATTAGATTCTTCAATCGATTGGCAATCATATAGTTCATAAACTCTTGTTTGGTTTTACCCTTAGAGGTTTCAAATGTATTTAGGATGTTTTCGGAAACATTGGCCGGAATTTTGGTCAGGTCAATCATCAATTCATTACGTGAATAATTACGTAGCATATCCTCATTACAGAATTCTTTAGGTTCTTGGTTCATCCAAACAATAATCTTAGCTTCAGTAATTGGTTTTTGGCGAATGCCATCAACGATTGTGCTGTCAGCAGAAAGAATGTTTGGAATGCCGTCACTTTTATCGCCACGAATAATTAATTGTTTCAGTTGCGCCAAAGGAAAAGGTTCTTTAATATACTTCTTTAAAATGGGAGAATATTGTTCAACATTAGGATAGCGTTGTAGTTGAGCAAAATCTTTATCACTAGAAAGAATCATAATCTTTTGAGTGGCAGAAAATTTCTGTACTAAAACACCGATAATATCATCAGCTTCAGCGCCATCAACATCAATCACCTTGTATGGCGAATGTTCTTTCATTTCATTACGAATTTTGTTTAGTGAATCGAAAATAGAAGACCAATCGTGTCCTGAAGAATCACGAGCTTTCTTTCGGCCTGCTTTATAGTGTGGGAAATAGCCTTTGCGCCAGTAGTTTCGATTGTCACAAGCAATAACAACCTCAGGTCCGTGGGACTCTTTAAACTTCTTAACGTAGGTGCGAATGGTATTCAGAATCATATGGCGAACCAGATTTTCATCGACCGAGGTCTTTGAAGAACCGATTTGTTCCATCAGATTTGAAATAGCGATTTGTTGGTAGTCAAAAATTATCATAGTGTAGCCATTATAACATGGTTTTCAAAGTAAAGAGGCAATCATTCGGTGTCACGTTTGTGAATGGCAAATATCAATTGGGTAACAAATTCATGGTCCAATTCGGTAGAGTTGTTATCTTCAAATGGGATAACATCTACATCATCGTTTTCCTCATCATACCAAACATAGATGCAAACTTCTTCTTTTGGCCGATGAATCAAAGCCCAAGGTGTTAGTTCATGTGGTGGAAATTCTTCAGTTAAAGAATCCTTATGAATGAACACGGCAAACGATTTCATGTTCCGGTTGCCGCCTTCGGTGTATTCATATTCATCAACACCGTTATCAACTTCCAAATCACCAAAACCATCAAAGATAATTTTTACGCCAGCGGGCGTATCACCAGAATCATTGCCAGGATAAAGGTCATCATCTTCATCCATTGTACAGATAAACTCTCGCACCCATTCTTCTACAATCTCGGAATATTCTCGGTCATCATTTAAATAAATTGTCATTTCATCACCCTCAATAAAACAGTATCGGCATTTAGGCGCCCGTTTAACACACCTTCGACTGCACGGATGCCATCAAGGTAATTTCTTAGCGTAACCTTTCCCGCTTTCAATACCTCAGGTAGAGATACTTCAGGTTTACGCAATTTCTTCTGAATTGATTTTGTTTCACTAAAATTGGTTAGTGAAGTTCCCTTAACTTGAAATCCACCAGCATCTTCAGCATGGTAAACTCCTAGTTTCCGTGTTTTCGTATTATACACCCACAATTGAGTAGCGCCGAGAATTTGTTTAGTGTCTACCGATTTAAGGTTCAACTCTTTAAACTCATCACACACCTTTACCTTCGAAACCAACTGGTCTGGAGACTTCTCCTTGCGCTTGCGTGGTTTGCGTGTGACTGCACCATCACTTGTAATCTTTTGACAATCCAAGATGACCTGGTCGCAATATGATATAATCTTTTTAAGGTTTGGTTTCGTGAAATTTGAATAACCTTCTTTCAGGTCTTTATCGGTAGTGTTGGTTAGTACCTCATCAAATTGATTACGGCGTTGTTTTGCCCATTCCACAATAAAACGTGTATGAGCACCTTTAATTGCCATTGTGTGCATCAAACCGTAAGGCGATGGAGTATCTTTAAAACCAGAAATCACAATATCATCAATATGTCCTTCCAGTTCACCAATACATTCCGAAGACTTCTCAGCAATTCGGTCTTGAATGGTTACAACTGGCTTTGGTGAAGCAGTATCAACAACAACTGGTTTCTTTTTCTTAGATTTGATTTTAACCTGCTCAACTTCAGCGTCTAGCCAAGCTTGGTCTTTTGTAGATAGTACGCCGCCGTTGCTTACGATACGACAAACGAAACCAAACGTTGAAGGCATATCTTTCAATGCCGATTCAACGTTGGTTATTTTTAATTTCTTTTTGAAATAGTCTGTGGCGTATTTCAACGCTTCTTTGGTGCCTTTGTTATTGGAATACCAATTCAAGGCTCTCGCCATCTCAACTTTATCAATCTCACCAAGAGGCGAGAATCTTGGTTCAGAACCGGCAAACAGAACGTTCGCATCAAGCACACGAGCCATGATATAATCCTTATAAACTTTTATTTAGAACACAATTCTAACAGTACCTATCCAAATTGTCAACCACAAACAGGCAATCTTTTTTAACTTGCCTAATTCCAATACTTTGAGGAATCTAATTTGTCCCAGTATGCCTTGTTGTTACGATTAATGAAATTTTTCATTAGGTATCTAGTCATACCAAAATATCCCATCTTCTTAAATCTGCGAGAATCTTGGCCAAAGTGGTGTTTGATAATTCTAAACTTTTTAGGACTATACATTCTTGATAAAAAGTAATCTTCTGAAGTGGAGAACTTTTCTGGAAAGCCACCATATTCTTCAAACTTATCTTTACGGGTTAACATGAAAGCACCAACAGCAAATGGAGAGAAGAATTTTAGTGTATGGTTTATGACATTAAAAATAACAAATCCAATCTTTGCTCGTTTATCATTATCATAGCATTTAATGTTTAGTCCAACAAGGTGCAAATTCATAGACTCAATTTTATGTACGGCATCTTTAATTACGGTATTTTTAAAAAATCTCACATCAGCGTCAATGAATAAAATGTAAGGAGTGGTGACTAATCGAGCGCCATTATTTTTAGCGATAGAAACAGGACCACCATCAATGATTTCAACATTCAAATGATAGCTATGGTCTTTTATTACTTGTCTAGTATTGTCGGTAGAACAATCAGCAATAATAATTCTAGTATTTCCAATATCTTGTCGGCGCAACGAATCTAATAAATGATGGATATAATCTTCCTCATTTTTGCAAGGAACTACAATAGTAATTTTATTCTCCAACTTCATCGTCTTTTTCCTTAGTCCATGTAATTATTTCCCATTGGCCATCCCAATGTTCAACTAATGCTGTACACGATTCAACCCAATCACCATCATTCATATACACAATACCACCAATATCTTTAATTTCTGCGTGATGGATATGACCGCATATTACGCCATCATATCCACGTTTTTTACAATATGTTGATAAATTATTTTCAAAATGGAAAATAAAATCTACCGCTTTCTTTACTCTACTTTTGAGATATTGACTAAGACTAAAATACCCAAAACCAAAGCGATGGCGTAGCCAATTGAACTTACTATTGAGTGATAAAATAATGTCATATGCTTTGTCTCCTAAAAAACTTATCCAAGGTGCTAGTCGGGTTATACCATCAAACAAATCACCATGCACCACAAGATAATGTTTGCCATCAGCACCTATGTGCTCTATTTGATTGTGAATTTCTACAAGGCCAAAACTAAAATCATACGGTATCATCGGCCTTAAAAATTCATCGTGATTGCCTGCTACGTAAATTACTCGTGTGCCACGTTTAGCGTGGCCTAATATACGGCGAACCACATTAGTATGGCTTTGCTTCCAACGCCATTTGTTTTGTTGTATGCGCCAAGCATCAATTATATCACCCACAAGATATAAGGTTTCACATGAATTATTTTTTAAAAAATTATTAAGTTTTTCAGCCTTACAATCTCTAGTACCCAAATGAACATCAGATATAAAAATTGAGCGATATTTTTTTGTCATTTAAATTCCAATAGGAATCCACAACCATAAACCTTGGCTCATCAGTAGTGCGGCAAAAGCGCCAACCCAAATACTGCCGACATACAAAGCAGGCGCAACCGCTAAAATGCTTGCCGACAAAAGAACAATAGCTATTTGGAATGCCGAGCTAGCGAATGTTAGCCAAGGCGTTTGTTTGCGAATCGCATCACGTTCCGCTTCGAGCGCACGAGCCTTAGCCATCAATTCTTTTTTACCTTCTCCTGTTTTAGGATCAGATTCATATCTGTCAATCTTAGCCTGTAACTTTTCCATTTTAGCTGTATCTTTACGATATGTAGCATCATCAAGACTTTGTTCAGCAAGCGTTTGTTTGATTGATTTTGCCTGGAAGAAAGCCCATGTGTCATTAGCTTTGATTGTGTTGTTTAGCACCTTACTGCTAAGGCCACCAGCAATATAGGTATTAATGGCCAATAAAGCAGCCAAAACGGTAATGACCCATCCTGCTTTGTCTTTGATTTGTGCTTCTCTTTCGCTTCTACTAAGAGGTTTCTTTTCTTCTGTCATACTGTACTCCTTATTTCTTTGAAATCATTGCTTGTATTTTTTCTTGCATCATTTTAGCCCAAAATGGTTGTGGGAAATTCCAACCAATAAATGCACCCACTGCTACCCAAAGTAAAATATCTAACATAGTTTTCTCCTTTTAATTTATTTATTATCTGACCAACATGGCAAAAGTAAATGCAAATAAGGGGATTGCAATCGCAGAAAAACTTATAAAAATAAGTGCTCTATCTATTAAATCTGCTTGTGCTTGTATTTTAGCATTTTTAGCATCAGCTTGTATTTTGGCTCTCTCTTTATACATACGAACTCGTTCAGCTATCATTTCATCCCAAACATCTTTATTGCCGGTGTATATTAACATTTCTTTTAGGTCTTTTTCAGCATCACGCAAAGTTTTACTTTGCATTGCAATTTGTATTGATAGAGACCTAATCTGGCCATCAGTTAATATTTTCTTATCATTCTCTAATTTTATTTTTGCTTCATGTATTGCATCACTACTTTCAAAAAATTTAGCGAACTGGCCATAAAGACTATTAACATCTTTACCTAATGCAATAGCTTTTTTAATATAATTAACTGACTGTTGAGCAGCAGTAAAGGCAATTCCAATGGTGACAGGATCTATCATTTTTTCTTATCAACCTTTGGTGCATCTCTATCTCGCCACTCTAAACAAACCACTTTTCGATTATAAACATCTCCGGTCCATGTCCAACGCACACATTCAAACCTAGCTGCTTCTGCTGGAAGTAATACCAACAGTAACAGCATTAGGTATTTCATTTGTTTGCCAGTGGATTATCCAAAGCGTTTTTAATCTTAACATCCATCTCTTTACGTATAGCACGAACGTCTTGTTCCGTTTCACGTTGACTTTGTTTGCTAGTACGTTCAACTTGGTCAACAACTTTTTCCATTCGGCGTAAGTCATCTTTCAAATCATTCTTAATATCACGAGTATAATCTGCGGTCTTTTGGCTATTTTCTTCAACAACAGCAAGGCGCTTGTCAAATACAGATAAATCTGGTGCAACATATTCTGCAATACGTTTCTTCATACTTTGATAGTCTTTATAAACCTCAAAAGCACCGTATAATCCACCTAATGTAGAAGAAACAATGGTAAATGCAACCATTAATTTGGCTGGTGTGAATTCATATCCTCCAATACTGATAACAGTATCTTTACTAGCGTACTTCTTTGCAGCCGCTTCTAATTCATCGACCTTGGCATTTACATCTTTAATTTCTTCTGGCATATTTTCTCCTTATTTGTTCGCCAACGGATTATCAATTGCTTGTTTAATCTTGTTATCTACTTCTGCTCTTAGAGCTCTAATTTCTGCCTGTTGTTCTTTTTGATTTTTTACCAACTCACGATTAATATCTTTAAGAGTGGCATCAACATCACGTTTGATTTCTTTTACTGTGCCATCGACTTCACGTTTGATTTCTTTAAAACTAGAATCAGTTAATCGTGAATCTGTTTTGCTTGAACGTTCAACATTCTCAACGATGCCTTCCAATCTACGAACATCACTTTTAAGGTCATTCTTAATGTTGTTGGTATATTCTGTCATCTTGCTTGTATTAGCATCTAACACTTCCATTTTTTTGTAAAGTTCAGTTAAGTCTGGTGTTACATACTCAGCAATTTTCTTCTTCATACTCATGTAATCTTTATAGACTTCAAATGTGCCATAAAGTCCACCTAATAGTGAACTCACTAAGGTAAATGCAACCATTAGCTTTGCTGGAGTGAATTCATACCCACCAATACTAATGACCGTATCTTTACTGGCATACTTCTTTACTGCTGCTTCTGCTTCATCAATTTTAGCGTTAACGTCTTTAATTTCTTCTGACATTTTATTTTTCCTTGTATTGTGAATCTACCATTTCTTTGTGTAACCTATCACTACTCATTTGTCGTAAGACCATAACATTATCAACAACTTTTTGGTTTTTATAAACTTCTTTGGGTGGATAAAAAGTTGAATCTTTTATCATAAACGAATAAAGTTCAAATCCTTTTGGTTGTGTGGCCATTGATGCAACATCAACACCACCAGCCAAATCATTTGGTTGTACATTTTTATTAACAGATGGTCCACGTTGTTCTACATTGGACTGCATCATTTCAAATCTTTGTTGCATCATCATTTCAGACAATGGATTACCAGCTCGACTTAGACCACTAAAACTTGATACTTGTGTTGGTGTTTCAACTTCAGTTTGTTTCATTGTGACTCTAGGTTGTTGTAATGTCACAATTTGAGTTTGTTGATTGTTATTTAAAGACATTGAAAAACTACTAGAGTTAAATCCAAAAGAACTATTATTGAATGTAAGACCTGTACCAGAATTATATTGATTTGTTTGTGAACTAGATTGTGTTGTTTGTTGTGGTTGACCCATTTGTGTTGCAACTTGCATTGAGTTCTGTGTAGTTTGACTTGAAAATGCCGCAGCAGAAGCCGCAGAACTAGCACTCATGTCATTCAATGATGTTAGTGCAGAAACCCCAGTAGCTTGTGATTGTTGTGTTGATCCTTCTACAACTTTAGCTGCATTTTGAACTGCCATCTGTTGAACTGCTTTATCTTTTTCTTGTACAGATTTAACAATACTCAAAGCTTGTGAGGTGGACATTTTAGGTCCATCATTATTTTTTGCTGGGCCGCCGCCAGATGGCGCAGGTCCACCAGAACTTGGTGGTGGTGCAGATTGTTGTGCAACTTGCGGAGGTCCGCCAGCTGGTTGCGGTTGAGTTGGTGCAGGACCAGGCGCTTGTTGTGTACCTGGTTGTGTTGGATTATTTTGTGCAATTGGATTTTGATTTGGGTCTTGCGCTGGGCCAGGTCCTTGCTGAGGATTAAGTCCTTGTTGCGGTAAAGGTCCTTGCTGAGGATTAAGTCCTTGTTGTGGCACAGGTCCTTGTTGTATTAATGCAGATACCGGATCTGACATAGCAGGAGATGCAACTGCTGCAGGTAATGTATAATTAATTGCAGGCACAAAAGATGTAGCAGATGCGTTTGATACTGTAGAACCCAATATTGTATTTTTAACTGTAGCTAAAGCATAACCTGGACAAGTAGGACTTGATAATGGATCGGCAATACAAGGATCAGGTTTGACTGTGTATTTTAAACTAAAACTTACGTTGGTAATTTCTGGCCCATATGGTCCAACCCAAAAATTATTATCTTTCCCTATAAAACCATACTGTGCATTACTGAAGTTAGTTGCTGGTACAGGGCTAGAAAAAGTTTCGCTAAAATTAAAGTTTGTCCAATTATAACGTTTATTAGTTTGACTTGTGTAATCGTAGTTTGCTGCTAAACCGCCGCCGCTATTATAGAACTTAACATACGCACCTAAGTAATCTTGACGTCCATCATCCCAACCGTTTCCGTTCTTAGCCTGGAAGCCAAAATTAAATCCGCTAAGTTGTACTCCGCTACCGCCTATAGCCAAAGCCTTGTTTATGTTGACTACTTGATTAAGGTCTACTTGACCGTAGGAGAAATTGATAATATTAGATCCAGCACCCCATGCGCTTACACGTGGATTTGGGCCGCAATAACCAGGATCACCACCAGCCCAACATGTCAAAGGCTGTCCTACACTACCTGCATTATTCCAAACAGATGTTGTATCAGTAGCTCTACCGGTGAAGTTTGTTAAACTACCGGTAGTACCGTCAACTGGCTGACTGCTAGTAGTTTGACTATTAGAATAACTTGAACACAAGAGCGCCAAGAAGAGCGCCGATGCCAACTTTCTTATAAGTGTCATCTGTCTTTACCTCATCGATTGTTGGAACTTTTTCTGGATTAGCTTCCCAAGACGCTTTAGCTTGAGCACCAATTTGACCTTCGAATGGACAAGGTGTACCAGCTGCCATCATAGCATCAAAGACACGGCGGTCTTGACACATAGTAGCAACAGCTGCAACTTTCATACCCATATCATATAAAGTTTTAGATAACTTTAAACGTTCACAATTCATATCTCTAACTGTTCCGCCACTAGAAACACCAAAGATTTGAGTTTGTACAGAACCAGAAGTACCAGTAGAACACAAGTCTGCATTACCACCACTCATCATTGCTGGTGCAACTGCTGTTGGTGGAGGTTGAATAATTTTCTGTGTAATATTGGTATCGTTAATGTTGCGGTTTGTCATGTCACCAGAATTGATGTTCTGATTGACGTTTGCATTTTGATTAACGTTAGAACTTGTGCTGGCCGATGTTGATGTATTGATGTTACGATTGGTCATATCACCAGTATTCACATTATTATTTTGGTTTGTGCTGGTGCTTGTATTGATATTTGTGTTTTTGTTATCACTGGTTGATGTATTGACGTTGTTATTATTATACGTCATAGTACCAGTATTTTCGTTCTTATTAATATTGGTATTTGTTGATGTACTTGTGCTGGTATTAATATTACGATTCGTCATGTCACCAGTATTTACGTTGTTATTATTAAACGTTTGAGTACCGCTGTTGACGTTATTGTTATTGTTGGTGTAAGTCACCGAACCACTCATAACATTATTATTGTTATTGTTGTTCGTCATAGTACCAGTATTGACGTTATTGTTATTGTTGGTATTAACGCTCGTGCTGCCAACCGTGGTTTGATTGACGTTCGTTATAGTACCACTATTAACATTATTGGTATTGATTGTGCTGGTGCTAGTACTGGTGCTGTTGGTATCAACCAGACTCTTAGAATCGTAGCTGCCTTGGTTGACCAACGTTTGAGACCAAGCTGTTGAAAAGACAACAGACAATAGCCCAGCCAATAAAAGTTTTTTCATAACTTTCCTTTTTGAGGTGTATTTTACATCATCAACTCAAACGGAAATTATAACAGCCACACTTGCCATTATTTAGTCTTTTTTGGCAATCAAAATTGGCCCGGCCTACAGGAATCGAACCCATATTCACGGTGTAGAAGACCGCTGTATTATCCATTATACTAAGGCCGGATATTTGGTGCGAGTACCCAGAATCGAACTGGGAAGCCGAAGCGGGAGATTTTAAGTCTCCTGTGTTTACCTATTTCACCATACTCGCTAATTAGGTGTAGGGATTCCACCTACGTCCACTTCGCTTTAAAGTCTGCGTGTCCAAGACTCTTTTTGGTGCCCCCGTGGAGACTCGAACTCCAAAAATTTGGCTTCTAAGACCAACACGTATACCAATTCCGTCACAAGGGCAAAATAAATTAATAATGGTACCAAGAGACGGAATCGAACCGCCCACGCACAGATTTTCAGTCTGTCGCTCTACCAACTGAGCTATCTTGGTATGGTGCTCTCAACAAGAATTGAACTTGTGTTTCATCCTTACCAAGGATGTGTAATGCCATTATACTATGAGAGCGTCTTAATTGTCTTACTCATATCAGCGCATGTATAGTACTGATATGAACTTTTTAAAATTTCTGGCATCGGCACAAATTCAAAAGAACTTTCTGGTGCTACCATTTTGGCAACATCTAAGAAACTCTTAGTAGTTCCTGTACCTACATTCCATACACCGGATTCTTTCACTTTGAGAAAATCTAGGTGTGTCTTAACTACCTGTTCAACAGGCACAAAGTCACGAAGCATTGTTTCTGAACCTTCAAATAATTTTACTTTACCAGTTTCTTTATATTGTTTTGCAAATTGTGTAAACGGACTTGCTTGTGAGCCTTTATGTTCTTCGCCTGAACCATACACATTAAAATATCTGAACCCTTGAGCAACCGAATGATTGGCAGGGTGAGCTTTTATATATCGTTCAAGTAAATACTTTGACCAAGCATAAGGTGTTTTTGGATCAATAGGTGATTCTTCGGTAAACTCTTGATTCAATCCATAAACACTTGCTGAACTGGCATACTGAAAATTAACTTCACATCCTTTACAAGCATTATATAACTGGACACTAAAATCATAATTTTGAGTTAAGACCTTCTCTATATCCTTTTCGGTTGTTGCACTAATAGCACCAACATGGATAACCCAATCCTGTTCTACAATACTTGGTAGAATTTCACCCCATTCATAAACACTAACATGGTGTCCTTCATTTTCTAATGTCTTGAGTAAATGGCTGCCAATAAAACCTTTATAACCAGTTAGAAGAATATTCATTTCTGAGAATCTCCAGGCGCTACACGATAATTATCTTCAACAGAATCCGGTGTACTCACTTCAATGATGGTACCTTCTTCTAAACAAATCAATTGGTGTGGCTCAAGAGGTT